ATTTGGTGGAGAAAGGGCAAATCTCGGAAGTGGTAGAAGCACCGAAACGCAGACGAGTGCTGGGCAATGTGGAAATAGAGGTCAGCGCAAAGCGACAAGCGGCTGAGAGTTGGTATCAAAAGAATTGTTTATGAAAACGTTTTTGATAAAATGAGTGGGGTGAGGTATAGCGTTCACAAAGAAATAGTGTTCACGTATTGTGAACAGCAAGTAAATGTGAACAGCCCCATTCATTTGCTCTTTTACACAACGGTACACGGCTATGAATTGGAGCCAACTACAAAGACCAATTCGAAGTAATAATGACAGCATGGCTCTTGTTTATAGCCTTTGTTGTAAAACGTAATTTGAGATGAGTGATTATCGAAGAGTTGATGAACTTTTATCTTTGCTTGGATATGTTGACCCATACCCAAAAGCTGGAAAGTGGAATAAGAAGGCGCAAAAGGCAAGAGCATTAGAAGCTCGTAAAATCAATTTAAAACAATACCAAGTGCATTCTACTACGGAGTGGGATAAAGATGGCTACATAAAAGTTCCTGTCTATGAATATAACGGTATCAAGTATAGCTGATTATGTTTTACAACGGTTCGCTATGAAAACGCCCGAAGATGTTTCATGGCGTTGGTTGTGATTATCTTATCTTACCGTTGATTATTCTTACGTTCTTAACGTCAAAGTCACCCGAAGAACTATCGACCTCTATATACGCAAAGCCTTGATTCCATTTGTTGATAGGCATATACTGTGGGTGCATTTCACATAGACAACCAGTTGACCATGTAGTCACAACCTTACCCTCCAAATTGTTCTCCGTGTGTTCGCTCGTCTGATGGTTATGACCACATATCACGGAGGCTTTAGCCCTTGTGTAATAACCACGCGCAGGATTCACAGGGCTGAATACCGAACGCCCGAACTCGTGACCGTGTAGAATGTTCAACTTACCCGCCTTGATGATTCGCTTATCTTGGATAAAGTCACAACCTAGTTCGCCAAGCCTTAACAGTGAATCTAACGTAAACTCGGACGTACCAAGTAGTTCAGGTGCTTTAGTTCGTAAATAAGCCTCGTAGCGTTCCTCGTGGTTTCCTAGCTTAAAATAGAACGGTACACCATCGAACTCCTTTCTGAATACCTGTAATAGTTGGCGTGTTAGTTCCAGTTCCTCAGCGAAGCCCCTTTTACGCGGGTCTTTTTCGTAACGAGAAAGTGCGAAACAATCGACAGTATCTCCGTTAAATACAATCGCGTTTACTTTCTTTTGCTTTCCGTACTCAATGGCTTTGGTTATTGATTGAATGTTATGGTAAGGAACGTGAATGTCTGATAGCAAAAGAATACGCGTAGCCGCTTTAGGTAGGACATACGCCTCCCACTCGTCCTCGTCACTTTCAGGTAATCCGAACGGGTTGGATATTCCTAGTACTTTAGCGTGTTCGGCTTTTTCTGTTGGATGTGTAGCTATTACTCTAGTGACTCCCATTTGACCGCGATATGTTCTAATAATAGACCTAACGCCCTCAACATTACTGAACACCTCCTTGTTATCCTTGTATATAAGTCGTGCAAGTGTAAGTGATGGTAGCTTACCCCACTCTTCGTGGTTCAAATATTCCTGTACTATCTCACCTTTGATTGATTTTTTTCCTGACATTTTCTTGATTTTTGTTTGCTCTAATATCTATTATTAATACATTAGCATTTTATTACTAACCGTTGCGCCTGAAGATTGGCAGCCGTGACAAAATTAAGCCTCGTTATCACGGGGCTTTTTTTAATGAAAAAGCGACAGTTGATTGTCATTCTTTTTTTGCTTCAAAAAGTTTTTTATGATGTCTATTGAATTTGTCCACAGGTCTTGACCGTCATTTCTTTTAATCAAATACATCGGCTGACCATTCTTTTTGAATTGATAGGTAGCAAATCCATTGCTGTTCTCAAATATCAAATCACCTCTATTCATTTTATAAGTAGATATGTGATTACTCCAGCTTCTACGCCAGCCAATATACCTAAACCGATATAAGCGAAGGTAGATTTCAGACGTTCACGCCTTCGCGCTTTCTTGTAGTCAACGATAACCGATTCCAAGTTAACGTTAATAGAATCCTTCTCAGCTATTTTAAGACGTTCTAAGGCTATAATACTATCGCGTTGGTGTATTTGTATGTCAAGGTTATTCAACTCCGACAGGTGCAATGTATCGCGCTCCTGAAGATTGCGTATATATGATATGCTGAAGCGTATTGTTTTGAATTGCTTGAAGCTGAAGACTGCTATGGTGTCAGTTCCGGATACTGTCAAGTAAGGATAGACAGTTTGCGATGAACTGACACTGCTCATCATAAGGAAGGTGGCTAATGCTATCAACTTCATGGATAAAGACCGTGTGTATCTTTGCTTTTTCATTCGCTATGCTGTCTCGTTGGGATTGCAATATACGCAACTTAGCGTTTAAGAATGTTATTTTAGTTTCGTAGGCGTCTATCCTTTGTTGATGTACGCTGTTCAGATAGGTTTCCTTTTCGCCAATCGAATCATTCACTCTGATATACTTCACGGACATGATGACCAACAGCACAACGAGTATAGACATGATAACCGCTAGTATTTTTTCACTTCCTGTCATGCGTATTTAAGAGTTAATCCTTGTCTTTTATACTCTTGTAAAACTGCATTGTAAGCATCTTCTTCAACATCAAATCCGCCTAAATAATTCTTACTATTTTATTGGGTTATTTCAAGTACAAATCCATCAGGTGCGATTTCTAGTAACTTTTTCATTGTGTTCTTAGAGTTCAATATTTCGGGAATACCATCGGCATTGATGTCTCCGTACTTCTCACCGACCGCAATACACCCCCTTAAATCGCTATGCCCTGTGTTCGGATTATTTGAACCAACGTAATTAGCTGGATGAATTAGAATGTAAGACCTATTAGGAACATCAAGAACATGAAAGTGATTTGAATATTTAGGCGATTGACGAGGCACAACGTCATAGTAACCCTCTGGAATACAACTAACGTTAGACGCGTTGTTCAGGTCTGGCAGTTCCAAAGTTCTACATTTGAAAACATCTTCGCCCGTATCTTCATCGTACACGGTTAACGTTCCGTGTGTTTGTTTATCATAGTATTCGCGGCAAAGTATTGCTCTCATTGGTTGCTACATTGGTTAGTTCGTAAACACTTCTTATCACATTCTCGCGGTGCTATTTTGCAATACACTTTTTTTGTATTTCGTGTCAATTCCTATTTCATTCATTTTGTTTAAAACCGCATTGTAAGCATCTTCTTCTAATTTATATCTACCTAAAGAATACCTATTTCCGTCAAAACTTAATTGAGCCCTCCACTTATCCGTTTCACAATCGTAAAAAACACCTATATATTTAGATGTTGACTTTTTATTAATTCTTCCATGTCTTATGTTGTCAAAATAGGTGACTATTTCTAGGTTATCTACATTGTTGTTTTTAGGGTTTCCATCTATGTGATTAACAACCATTTCAATTGGAATATCAGATATAAAATGAGAAGCAACTAACCTGTGAATTGGGATTCTTTTTTGATTTCCATCAACAGATAACCTAGCTAGAGGATAGCCATTGCTGCCTATGTATTGAGAGTGTATTTTTTCAGGTATCGGTTGTTTCCCGTTGCTTTTTACTTTTCTATGCCTTTTTTTTGACTTAACTCTGCCAAAACTGCTTATTTGATAGTAATCTTCGTAACCATTAATGTCTTTCCATTTTTCCATATAGCAAATATACCAATTCTAATGGATTTTATTACACCATTTATTCAGCAACTTGTTGGATTTTCCTGTCAATTCTATCGTTTACGTATTCAATTCTAGTTTTAACGTCCTCAACATCAATGACTATTTTAGTCACCGTAAACGTAGCTGTAATCGCAAAGAATACCAAAGCTAATATTTGACCGTTGCTTAACGTTTTAACTTTTAAAATGTCTGTATCTGGCATTAATTTACTTCTTCGTGTGTTCCTATCATCACCAAAGGCTCGCCATTATCACTCCATTCTGTCACTTCACCTTTACATATAAACCTTTTAACGCTACCATCTTTGCACTTATAGTCTACTTCTTGATAGTACGGGTATTTACCCTTTGTTTCAACGTGTTTTTCAAAAATGGACAACGCTTCTCTTAATCCACTTTCCGATATTAACCTCATCCATGTGTCTGGGCTGTTTTCCAACTCATTATCTTCGTATCCTATTGATTGCTTCCAAGAAGCACTTAAGTATTCGTAGTTCTCTTTTACGAACCAACACCAATAGCCGTCCTTTGTAACTGTTGTTAGCTTGTTTTTCAACTTTAACTTCGCCCGATAATCTCGCATTTTTATAAGTGCAAGATTGCGCACTTCTTGTAGTTCGCTCATTGTATTCTTGTATTAGTTTCCTAATTTCTGACCGCTTTATAGTTACTTCATGGCTTTCCATGACTTTGAATTACCTCTTTTAGGTTGTCTATTTTGTCCTTGACAACTTCGGCACTATGTGCTATTTCTTTAGCTAATTCACCTTTAATGCTGTCAACGTTTGAAATCAAACTTTCTAAGAATTTGGAGAAATCACTTAGCGTCTGAATGTTTTCCTTGTCGCTTGTCCTTATGTACTCATTCAATTCTTTAATATCATTCTCACGCGCTTTTAGCTTTTCGTCAGTCTTATACCAAAAGTAACCAAGCACAACACTAACTACGAAAGCATCAGCAATTTGTAATAAGTTAGCTAGTTCCATTTACATTCCTTTTATAAGCGTCAATTCCCAATAACGCTGTTCCATTTCCTAATACAGCCAATATCAACATACTGTCAATGTCGTAAAACTCAAACCCAGCGCAAACGGACATACCTAGCCCGACAACGTAGGATACAAATCCAAGTATTCTCTTGCTGACCCTTTCTTTCATCCCAACAACTTGACTGCATATTCTCTTGGAGTAGGGCTGCTAGGTGTTGCTTTTTCATCCCACCATAACTCAGATGCATTGGTTATTAGTTCTGTTAAGCCATTGCCCCCGTCAATTATCCATTTGGTAATGGTCAGCCTATTATTGAAGTAATACCTGTCAAATTCTATCGAAATGTCGGAGGCTGCTGCTGCCGAAATCAACTGCTCAATTAGTGATTGTCTTGTTTCCGTTTCTGAAACAGGTACTTCTGTATAATCAATAGCAGATTCACACGCACTTACATGATTTGGGTTGGTTTCGTCAATCATAATAAACCAAACATCACTACCATCTAGTTTAATCGGTTCGAACCAACGTGATGTTATTCCGTCTGTGGAAGATGCTACCTCTATTTCTGATATCGCAACCTCAGCCTGTAAAACCTCAGATTCCGAGTTAAAATACTTTTTGTTTAACTTTCTATTCCTATCCATTTTGCCCTTAAATAATTACCGTAGGATTCCGTTTCAGCGTCTGACAATCTGCGCCCGATATAATGGTGTTCCGCTTCTCGCAATTCTGTTGCTAACAGACCCATATTAACATTCTCGTATGTCAATGTTCCGTTTCCACTTCCAGTATAATAATATGTGTCTTGACGACCTAAAATAAATGTATCAATTTCTATGATGTTAGAGCCTCCGTTTTCCTGATACCTATAAATAGTTACTGATAAATCTAACCCTGATTTGTAAAGACCGTTACTCGATTTCTTATCGAATCTTGTGGCGTTTATAGCGATAGAATGTAATCCGTTTGTTGATACCTCGCCCGTTTTGTAAATCTCACCAATCTTGTTACTGAGACCATATAAGTTAGTTCCATATACTAAAATCAAAGTAAAGTCCGTATAATCTACTGGTGTTAGAAATGTATTGGCGAGTTGCTTACCTGTAAAATCAGCAAACTGCAACCCAGTAGATGTAAGGACGGGGTCAATAGATGGTTGTTGTCCTGCCGAAGCGTTTACTAAGTGCAGTCCATTCCCAGTAAGGTCATTTACTTGAGAAATTGTCGAGCCATTAAATACTAAATCAGCATCATTCTCAAATGAATATCTCGCAATGTTTGAGACATCACTAACAATTGCATGGTCGTTTACTGTGAAATTCATATCAGCGAAGGCCGACAAATCAGTAACATCAGTAGCCACAACTTCAATCTTTATTGCGCCCGTAACATTAACAGTCCATGTATATTCATTAGACGCTTGTTCAACTAATAGTAAAACAACACCGTTACGCTTAAACGCAAATGAATAGTTGGTCGGTGTTATGTTTGTTGGCGTGGCTTTAATATAAACCGTTCCTTCCCAATCTTGTGTTGTTATTGGGTTGGTGTGTCCAGCATCGGAGAATACACCGATTGAAACTGTGCCGCTTGAAGCTGGATTAGGTACTTCAACTTCCCCGCCTACGATTGAACCGACAGGCGTTCCGTTAACGTACTTAACTATCACATTCTTAGTGATGGTCGAAGGTTGGTTAACGAGTAGTGAACCGTTGACGTTTATCGTTGTATCAGGAACGACAAGAGTGCCGCCACTTGCTACTGTCGTTGAATAACTCGCGTCTGAATTTTCAACCGTTGCGTCAGCGCAAACCCCACACAACGCATCTTCTAAACAAGTTAATTGACCTGGCGTTAATCGACCCCTAATAGCCGCGCTACAAAAATTAAATGAATGAAGTATATCAGAATCAACATCATCACATTCAGTAGGCAAACAAGTACCCTTGTAAATCAGTTTAACATCAACATCGACACTCCCAAAAACAACGTCATAATTAGGCTCGTGAGTACCAGTGTTTTCTGTTTCTTCATCCCATACCTCTTTAGCATCACCGTTAGCCGTTGGACTTGATATTTCTACTTTTTCACATCCTAACGTGTTCTTTATATCTCCATCATCAATATTAAACTGCTTGGTAATGGTTTGTCTGATACGGTCAAATGAATAGGCATCATCTTCGGTTAGCTTTCTTCTAGGAACGCTAAAAACTAACTTTAATGGTATAGTGACCTCAACACGTTTACCAGCCTTATAGACGCTTTCTATCGGACTTGTAGTTATTTCATCGCGCAGTCTCCAGTAGCTTACGCCATCTTTATTATCAAAATCTATGTTATCCCAATTTCCATTAGATATGTATTCTTTCGGGGCTGTCTTTCCTTCATTGTCAATCTTTAACTCACTAAGACACCTTGTAAGGTCGAAGTAGTTAAGTAGGTCTAACTTTAGGTTAAGATATGTTATTATTGCTTTAAGCATTGGATAACGCTATTTTTTTTACATCATTTGGCAATGCATCTAACTGTTCTTTTGTTAGGTCGTTTGATGTTAAGTTGCCGTTCTTTACCTCGTCAATTAACACAAGTAAAGGCGTATCTATATCTATTAGGTTGTTCATTTTAATAAAGAATTAAACGCGTCACCATCAGCAAGATGCGCCTCTAGTTCCCACGGTAGATTAACGTATTCTCTTAATGCTTTTAGTCTTGTTGCGTACTTGGTTCTTGGGTTGCTCATTCTTTTGGTTATTTTGGTGTACTCATCCATCCTCATAAACTCTTTACCTTCCCAAAAAATAGCCCATCTGTTTGAATCGTTCTTTTTTAAGAACATCTTATTGGTTTGTGATTGTTGTAAGTGTTTTGCCTCGTGGTTAATCACTTGCTTCATTTTGCTAATTGATAGCGTCCCATCAGTTTCTATTGAAATATGGTTTTGAAACTTTAACACGCCATCCTTATTAGGCAACCCCCAACCAACAGAACCACCACTACTATTAGCCTTTTTAATCGTTATACCTATGTCACTTGTTAATCCGTACTCTTTTGATTTTAATTGTGCGTGTTGTTTCAGTTCGTTTATATTTACATCGAAACCGCTTTTATTTGATATGTCAATATTTACATCGCTTTCTGATTGCGTTTTGAATTTATTAGGCACAACTGATTCGGAAACAGGTAGAATAGAATGTTGGCAATTATAACCACCAGCAGTTACGAAAATTGTTTTTTCATCTGTGCCAGCCATTCTGCCGTCCCAATCTTCTAACTCGCCCCAACTTTCAACATCAGAACGTCTATAAAACTTACCATTCCTAGACTTACAAAAAGGTCTAGTTGTCTTTAGTAATCCACCCGTATAAAGAAACCAATCGGCTTTGATTTGCTTTGCTACTTCGTTGGTAATAGCCCTATCATTCAACGCGAATGTATCGGATACTATTTGTCTAGTTGAACGCTCTAAACGTCCTACCGTGTTTTCATCACCTTCTATTAGCAACTTGAATAGACTTATAACGTCCTTTCTACTTGCCCCCGTTGTAACTGCATTACTTAGCCCTTGACGCATTGGATTGGTTAGATATTGATCTGTTGAGTTTAACAGGTCAATCACAGCCTCACGTTTCTTTTGTGCTAATATCTCATTCGCAATGGTCGGTATTTCAAAAGCATCAAAAGAAGCATCAAAATATTTGTAGGTTATTGCAGCCTGTTCGTCAAATTCATTCAGCAACTCACCAACAACCGTTTCAAACTCTCCTGAAGTAAGCACTTCTTTTACCTGTTCCGTTATCTGTTCAATCTTCAATAGGTTGGATTGGCTAACGACTATTGAGCCATTAGAGTAGTCCAGTTCATCAAGCAATGAAAGTACTTCGCTGAATTTAGCACGTTGGATAGCAACCATGCGATTAGCAAAGGCGTCAGGTATTGATTCAAGGCGTTCAACCTTTAATTCAACCAATCTCTTTATTTCATCACTAAATCCCATTAACTACCAAAATTCAACAATCTTTCTCTTGATGTTTCAGCAGCCTTTGGCGTTACTTCCTTTGCTTTGGCTTCTAATTTCT